GCCCACATCCACCTTCTTTGTTTCTCCGACTTGAATGGCATCTTGTTCTGGTTTTTTAGTTAAATCAACCTTTATAGGTTCTTCAATTTTTACGTTAACATCTTTAGTAAGATCAACTTTTATTGGTTCATCTTTTTTGTCGTTAAATTTTTTAACCTTAGGTTTAGACTTTATTTTAAAGTCTCCTTCCTGTTTAACAGGTTCATTTGTTTTTGTTTCTTCTGACATAATATAATATAATTAAATAATTAATAAAATTTATACTTGTGGCATTACTGCCGACGTGTTTTGATCTTCAAAGTTTTTAGGTAATAAATCATTTTGTCTTTGATTTATTAACTCACTTTGTTGTGTAGCTTCCATTTTACTACGTTTGTCTTTACGATCTTCAATTGAAGATTCTTTAGTTTTCATTGCTTCAACTTCTATGCCTTTTAATTGCATGTCAAACTGATGTTGAAATTCCATTTCTTGCTGCTTTAACTGAGAAGCTATCTGCATTCTTTGTATTTCAAACTGATTAACAGCTTGCTCGTACTGAACTTTAGAGCCAGATATAGCCTCTTGCTTTTGTACTTCAGACATTGCAACTTTTTCAGCTGAACTAGCTTGAGCATCTGCTTGAGCTTGTATGTTAGCTTGTTGATTTTTTTGTTCTTGAGCTAGTTTTTTTCTACGTCTTTGCTTTAAAACGTTATTAGCAAGTTTTAAATTTTTTATTTGACGTATATCTATAGCATCTTCTAAATCAATACCACCTTGCTGTAAAGCCATTTGAATGTTTTGCTCTAATTGCGCTTTCTCTTCATCTTCAGGTTCAAGTTCTAAGTATATACCAAAATCATGTATATTCAAATTTTGAATCTCTTGAAGTGTACCAACATTGTAAGTTGATATAGAACTTTTAAGTGAATTTAATGTTAAAGGATAATTTAATGAATCAGCTACTTTAAGAGATATGTTCTCACACGTTCTAAGCGTTAACCACATACTAGACTGTAATATATGTCTTGTTGCAGTATTAGACGCGTTAGCGGCCATTTTCTGTAATCCAACTAGTGCGTTTTTATCCTGGTCACTACCGTCTCTAGCTTCGTTAAGTCCTGTTACATCTCTTATCATTTGCAAATAATATTGATAAGTTTGTATTAAACTTTGTATTTTACCTTGACCACTAGAAGATGTTAACTCTTGAATAGGTACTTTACCTTGATTAAGAGAACCTTCTTGTGTTAATGATCTACCAACAATAGAACCAGTTTGAAAGTACATGTTAAGCGCTTCTGCTGGATTATAATTTGTACCGTTACCTAAATCAACTTCAGCTAAACCATCCATATCTAAAAATACACCATCTGGTACTATTCTAGACATAACTTGCTGTAGCTTTAAATGTGTTAATTGAATCATATCAGCAAAACCAGTTGTTTTACTTACGATAGATTCAATTTTACCTTGGTACATTCTTGGCGCTACAATAGCATAACTCATTTCCACTTTAGTAGTATCAGCAAAAGGTCTTGTCATGTTTTCAGCAAGTTGCCATTGTAGTAATTCATTATTACCTATAACCTTGGCTCCTTTATATAAAACCTCTATTGTTCTTGATACTTTTTGAAAACTATCATTTTCAGGAGGGTTAAACGTATCATCTTTTACTAATGATTTTTCTAGTCCAGTAGCTGTTTCTTTTATTTTAAATACTTGGCTGTTGTAGGTTTTGTACTCAAAATACATAACCTGTATTGTGTTAGGGTCATAAGTTTGCCATCCATAAGTTGTATCTCTACTTCCTACTTGCTTTGATATTTTTTCTAAATCTTTTTCTGTTAAATGAGGAAATTCTTTAGCTATTTCCGCTATAGTTAATGACTTTATTTCGCCAACATAATAAATATCTTCAAAGTTTGGATCTTCAGTGTACGAAAATATTAACCTAGCAGGATCAACATAATCAATTGTTATACCGTTTGCTTTGTTCCAATTAGTTTTTACAGCACCCATACCTAGAGTAACTAAATCGTAATTAAATCTTTTTCTAGTATTATCAAATTTGTTTTTAGCTAATATATTATCTATAACCTCTTCTTCAGCTATTTCTACAGCATGCTTATAACTAAGCTGCATATGCATATCAAGTTCTTCTTCATTTGCAGGTAAGCCTGCAGGGTTAGGACTTTGGTATAAATCCAGGCCTAATTTTGTTTTTAATTCTTCTAAATAGGGTTTAGCTAACATATCTTCATATATAGCTGTAGCGTAATCAGTTCTTTTCTTTAACGAAACTGGATCTTGAGCGTTTGCTTTAATTTCAAACATCTTATTAGACATTCCGTTTACAACAATATCTACAAATTTTGAAAGTACTGGTACAGGTTTCCAATCTAAATTAAGATAAGACATGTCTCCATTAATAGAAAGTTCGTCTTTATATTTTTGTACTGGTTGTTCACCACGAGCGTATAATCTTAATGAGTGAAATCTATTGTATGATGTAGCAAACCTAGTTCCATTACCGCCTTGTCTCCACCATTCACCCTCTATAGCTTGTGCTATTTGCTCTCCATATTCCCATGAATTTTTTACTTCATCGCTAACAACTTGGCTAGGAAAAGAACTATTTGGATTTGTATTTATTCTCATTTACTTAATTATTTTTGATAATGTACCCTTGTTGTCATACTTTTTAATTCCAAGGTCAAAAGTTTTTCTTATTGTTTTGCTAACTGGAGCGTATCTATTTTTGTTACAAGCCATTATAGCAAGTCCTGAACTAATAGAAGCATCAAACTTAGTTCTATTGTTTATATCAAACTGAGCCCAATCTTCTAATGTTCTTTGAAAATATACATCTCCGTAATTCTCTCCATCAAATCCTACAGCATTTTCTATGTATGTTTCTATAGCTGCAGCGTGAGCTTGTATTATGTCTTGACTAGAATTAGGTATTCCACCTATCTCTCTTTCTGTTACTGATAATTTAGCATAAACCTTATCTGGTCTATTCATGCTAAACCCTCTATAACCTCTTCTCCTAAAGTAATACAATAATCTAGGTTTGTTGTTCTCTGCTAGTATTGGCATACCATAAAAAATACAAGCCATTAATACATCTTCAAAAAATATTTCTGCAGTTGATGGCCTAGCTATGTATTCTAAAAAAAAATGATCAGCAGGAGCGTCTTCCATGCTAAACTTAGTCAAGCCATGTAAAGATCCATTAGAACCTCTTCCATCTACTGTTCCTGATATATCATAACTATCACAGCCAAAAGCGCCCATGTGCTCATTGCCTGGATATTTAAAACCATTTTTAGTGATAAGTCTGTTTTGTAAATTTACTGGTGGTACCCATGTTATAAAAAATCTCCCATTTTTATTAGGTAAAAAAACCACTCTTGTATCTTGTATACCATTTTCCCATTGAAAGTTTCCTTGAGTTACAACTGAAGCGGAAGATGCTTCTTCATTGTAGTCTATTTGTTGGTATATTTTTGTTAAATTAAATAAAGATTGTTTTGATTCATCTCTGAAAGCATGTTTAGTAGTACGTGGAAACTGTCTGTAAAATTCGTTTAAGCCATCTTGATCATCCTTAAGACCTTCTACCTCATTGTCCCAATACTCGACAACTCCAAGTTTGATTGGCGTTCCATGAGGTCCAAACACTTTTTCTTGTGGGGTGTCGAATACAGGGTGGCCATAAGCATCAATGTATCCCTCGTAATTCCACTCCATAGGAATGAACAAAGAATAGAGTCCTGAACGTGTTTGTCCATTTGCGTTTCTTTTGTTAACATTTGAGTCATCGTATAATTTCTTAAAATTTCTACCTCCTTTATCTAAAGCGTTTGATGTTGATCCCATCATACACTTACCTATAATTCTTGATCCTAATCTAAGGGTGGTTTTCGTAACACGCCAGTTGTTGAGGATGTTGTTGGGGCGTTCCCATTTCCCACTCTCATCGTGGACGAGGAGTTTGAGTTTCTCCCCATCGTAGGCATTATCACCGGTGTTCTTCCAGTCGATGGTCGTGTCGAGCCCGGCGAGATCCTCGGCTTTGTCGGTCGAGGTAATACTTCTTCTGGTAAACTTGCTGGCTGGGACTCTGTAGGCAAGCTCGGTCTTTGGGCGGTCCATACCGTCCTGGATCGGTTTGAAAAAGAAGGGATAATTAACGGATATTGGTACGACCTTATCAGTGAACATCTTCTTAGCATCGGCGCCAGATTTGGACAAAATCCCAAAACGTGCGTCGGTTGATATGGTCGCCATATTAACGCATTCACCTGATGCCATGAACGAAAAGCCTGAACGTCTGTTCTTGAGATAGGACATACCATAACACCGTGTGTCTGCCACACATGCGGCCCAGAATATGAAAAAGATACGGTTTGCCTCTCGAAAGTCTGGCTGCCCAACATCAATCTTGGACCACTGCAGGTACATATAATGAGTGCCAGTAATGTAAGTAGGAATGTTTTTATTAATATACCAAAAACCTTCTTCTCTACGAGCAAATTCATTATCAATGTAGTCATAATATTTTTCTTTAAAGTCATCAGGATATTCTCTCCAGTCAAACACTGTTTTTATTCTTTTTAATTCTTTAGGATAATCAAAAGGTGTCCATCTATTTTTTTTGAATTCATGAACGTCTTTAGCTTTAGGTAAAGCTATTTTTAGATTTTGTATTTCATACACTTCTCCAATTTGGCCAGTTTTAGATATAACAATCATATCATGATCTTTGTTATATCCATACTCCCACTTATTGTACCTATTAATTCTTTTAAGAATTTTAGGTTTTACATAATCAGGTAATACTTTATATAAAGTTTGCTGATACATTACTTAGACCTTCCTTCAGCAAAGCCTCGAAACTTAGTTTCTTTTTTGACTTCTTTTGGTTTATCTTCTAGCATATTTTTTTCTTCTTCAATTCTATTAAGAATTTCAAAAGCATCAAATATAGCTAATTTTTTTGTAGCAGCGGCATTTTTTAATCTATCAGCTGATATATCGTCTGCGGTATCTATAATAGCTTCTTTAGCAACTTTAATAAGTTCCTTAACTGCTATATGCCCAGCTTGGATTATATTCAACTTCGTTTCCTTCGTATTCATATTTTATAATAATATCATTTGATTTCATACAATAAAGACGTTGGCCGTCTACAATAAATTCCCATTCTCTACCGGCTTTAAAACCTACAAGGTCTCCAGGACTGATTCCTAATGCTTCTAACGAACTATTACTAATTTTTAGTATTCCAATATACTTTTGTTCAAGATCCATGCTAAGATGGTCATTGTTTTTAATTGGTTTTATAAAACATCTATCGCCGATAGCAAACCATTTTTGATCTTTTTTATATAAATATAATTGATCTGGTTTACAAAAATACAAATCTTCCTTAAAATATTGTCCACTGTTTCTTTCGTTGCCTCTTACGTCATACCATCTTCTAAAGATATTATGATGAACCATTATTTCATCCCCAGGCTTTAGTATAGTTTTAAATGCTAATGGAACTGAAACTATTACAGCTTGTTTGCTTACTAGTTTATGGTCTTCAATACTGGTATTTAATACTATTGATTTATCTCCAAGTTTTTTTTCATTATTATACCTCTTATTTTTAGGAGTTATAATAAAGTCATATATACTATTCATTAATACTCTAAATCGTATTCAACAGAGATAGCCATGTTAGAATTAAACTTCTTCCACGGCATTACCTCACTGTCTTTTTTAATATATATGTTATAAGAACTATCAGATTGATCTAAAGTAATACTATTGATAATGTGTCCACCGTAAACAGGTTGGCCAATAGCATAATGCATTGCTTCGTTTTTATAGTCTGCGCCTATACTTATCTTTCTTATAACAGAGTTCATTTTACTTTACTTCTTCAGCTTCTACTTCTGGTACAATTTCCTCATAAGATCCGTCTTGTAAGTTAATATTAACTTGTCCGTACTTTTCTTCTAATTCTTTTTTTGTTTTGTTTAAAGCTTCGTTAAATTCTTTTAACGCTCCTGAAATTTCAAATTTCTTAGCTTCTAATGCTCCTAAATCATAAACAACAGTTTGTATTTTTTGTTGTTGTTCTTTGATTGTTTCTAATTCTTTGTCTGTAATTTTTGAATCTTTACTCATTTGATTAAATTTTAATTGTTATTATTTGTTTTACTTATTATTATTATTACTTATACTTTTAAATTTTTCCGCTCCACGTGAACCAAAATAAGCCACGTACACTGTTGTAACTAAAGTTTTTAACAAACCTATCCACTCTTGCTCTACCGTGAAAGATATCTCATGATGACTATCGACCCATATAAAAGCTATAGTCATTACAGATAAAAATATCAAACACATTGGTCGTGTGTTTTTAGAAAGCCATGAATCTGATTTCATATCGCTTTCCCAACGCTTGGTTACTTCCTGCATTTCAATCATATCTTGCTCTAAAAGTTTAAGAGCTTTTTCTTTATCTTCTACAAGAATAGTAGTATCTTTTTTTATTAAACCTTTAACAAGACTAAATACACCAGCGTCTGGCAATATATCACCTGCTACATCTAATATACTAGGTGCAACTTTACTTAAAAATGCTCCTACTTTAGTTTCGTTAAATTTTTTTTTACTCATTACTTAATATTTTAGTTAGCTTAACTAAGCCATGATAATCACCACTAAATTCACATGTTAAAACATTTTTTATAAATTTGTATTTTATAGTAACCTTATAACCATTTCTTGGATTATATAGTGTTGTTACAAACTCTGTGTCTGTTTGATTTATTATATTTTCTTCTATGTAATAATCTTCTTTGAAGCTAAAATTAAATACTTTTAAAATAGCATATTTGCTAGAAATTATAGTAGTTTTATATGTTGAACTATCGCTTTTCCAAACTCCTTCAAATTGTTTTTGAGACTTAACTGTTAATGTAATAAAAATAAATAATGTAATAAATAAGTTTTTCATAATAGATTTAGTTTAATTGTTCTATTATATTATTACACAAATTGTATAATTTTTAATTACCAGATCTTGTATCAAAAATTCTTTTCATTGTAAAAGGTTTTCTATTTGCCATAAATCTATTCATGTTAGTTTTAACTTGTCTGTTACTATCAACAAGATTTTGCGCGCCAGAAGCTCTTTTTTCTAAATCTTTAAAAGTGTTAAGACTTCTAAAAGATTGTCCACTAGGTCCAGCAGCGTAACTACCATCAGTATTTGTTTTAGACCTGTTGTCCATAGGAAATAATTCATCTACAAGTCTACCAGGTTTAATTGTAACACCAAATTTATTTTTTATTTCTCTATTTGGATCTAAAGCAGCTTTTAAAGATTCTTCACCTTCACTAGCGGCGTTTAGTAAATACTCGTGTTTTTTAACAGCAACTTTAGCTTCTTTTTCTGAAGCTTTATCAAAGCTATTACCAAAATAACTACTACCTCTTGTTCCTTGCCCTTCTCCAACAAAACCGCCATCAAGCATTCTATCTTGAGCAGCTTTTCTTTCTTCAGCAACTGTCATTGCGTTTGTATTTCTAATACTTGATTTCATAGGATCAAATATCCTACCTATATGATGCTTAGAGCTTAAATATGGAAATTTTTTATTAGTACCGTCAGCTTTTACATATGGAGCCGATACATTAGCACTTGCTATTTCATTATATGTATTTTTACCTCTATAATTAAACTCAGAAGCTGCTTTTTTTTCAGCTTCTTCTGTTTCTATTTTTGATGCTTTATTTGCTTCTGTAGCAACGTTTTTAGTTTCTTCAGAAAAAGCTTCAGGATTCAAACTTCCATCTCCTGTAGAACTAAACATCTTTCCATTTAAATCTAAATTAGCTAATGAAGCCGCTCCTGTCAAATCGTTGTTTTCCATAATTAAAATTTATTAAAATCATCAGTTTTACTATAAGCCTCTTTTTCCCACGGTAAATTAGGGCTTCCTTCTTTCATTTTAGAACGTAAATATGTTTTACCTTTCCAATACACAGCGCTATCATCATAATCTAAATCACCGCGTTTAACCTGATCTATATGAACTTCTTCATGCTCTATAACACTTTTCTCGGCTTCATCATTTAAATTTTCAGCCACTAATATAGTGCCATTTTTATTGCCTTTGCCTAAAACACCTTCTTCTAGTTCTCTCTCGTATATAGGGGAATTACTTTCAAATGGTGGCTTAAGCTTGAATGCCATTTATTTTTTCTTTTTAGCGTGGTAACCGTGCCCGTTTAATGGAGATGTTTTTCTAGACATTCCTCCAGCACCTTCTCTAGTGTCTTTAGCTCCTGACATCACAGCTTCTGCTGGGTCAACATTCATAGACGCAACAGATGGTTTTCCCATTTGAGATTTATATCCTTTATTTAAATTATTAGCTGGTGATGAATTTCTATGTGGAGCATCGCCATGTGGTGCATGTGGTCCTTTTTCTACAGAATATCTTGATATACTTTTTCTGTCTTTAATATCATTTTCTAAATAATGCAGTCTAGCTTTTGGAGTTAAATTTTTATTGAATGCTTCTTTAGCGTTAAATTTTTCAGCTGATGATGCTCTGCTCATTCCACTGTTCATGTGTTTGTGTATTGGGTGTCCCATTTTTTTTATATTTTTTAAATAGTTATTATGTTATTGCTAATATTGTTCCTGCTGCTGTGTCTGTACCTGTTGCCCAAACTCTTACTACGGCTACAGGTAATATACCACCTGATGGTACATTTTGAAAC